TAAAGTAGGAGTTCGTGGTGGCTATGTGACAGTTGACGGTTCAGCTGTACCTGGATTTCCAGACCGTAATATCAAGGTCTATGTATCCGGTGAGCAGTCTTACAAAAGTGTAGACAGCTCCGTAGCCACCACTGGCGGGGACGAAACCGATGCAGAAGTCATCGAACGTTTACGTGCCAGGTTCGCTATGCTAGGCGACATGACCAAAGCTGTACGCAAAGGTGATGTGCGAGCTATGATTGTGAGTGGCCCTCCAGGTGTTGGCAAGTCACACGGTGTAGAAGAAGTACTAGAGCGATACAAGACTCTAGAAGCACTAGGAGGTGAGAAGAAGTTTGATGTGATCAAAGGTGCTATGAGTCCCATTGGTCTATACTGCAAGCTGTACAAGAACTCAGCCAAGAACAACGTTGTAGTCTTTGATGACTGTGATAGTATCTTCAATGACGAACTGAGTCTTAATATTTTGAAAGCAGCCCTAGACAGCAAACCCAAACGCACAATTAGCTGGAACACAGACAGCTTTAAACTGCGCAATGAAGGAGTACCAGATCAGTTCAACTTTGAAGCCAGTGCAATCTTTATCACCAACCTCAAGTTTGACAAAGTCAAAGGCAAGTTGCGTGAGCACCTAGAAGCACTTGAAAGCCGCTGCCACTACATGGATCTAACCATTGACACAGACCGTGACAAAATGCTACGTATACGTCAAGTGATCCAAGACGGCATGCTCAATGCATACAAGCTCAGCGACGAAGTCAAGAGTGATATTGTAGAGTTTGTAGATGTTAACAAGAATCGACTGAGAGAACTGTCATTGCGTACAGTGCTCAAAGTTGCAGACCTAGCAATTGCGTTCCCAAACAACTGGGAAGCATATGCCGAGAATACGGTGATGCGTCGAGCATAGTGCTCCGCACATCGTACCAACGCTGCGAAGGGTGCCCTCCCCTAGCAGCAACGGACAGCAAGCACAGCCCTCACGCTCTGCTGTCCATACAGCAGCAGCAGGACCGCCCTCATCCTGCTGCTGCAATCTTTTTTCAAAATAATGGTTGACAATGGTGCATTCTCGTGCTATTGTATATGTATAGAAACAATGTAAGAGGGCTTTTACATGAACTTTGATTATAGAGACTACGCAATGGAATTGGTAGAAGAAGGCGTTATCCAGCCAAACACAATGATCGTTGCATTGCTGAAATACTTGTCGCAAGAAGACGTAGCAGAGATGCTACACATGAATGAGATGTCGCCTAGCTTGTCTTGTGCGGAGGAGGTGTAAATGTACTACGTATATGAAAAATCATCAACCTACATCATGGGCAAGATCAACAAGTGGGATGGTACGGTTCGTCCGGATCACCGTCAGAGCTATAAGACTATGGCAGCAGCCAAAGCAGCAATCACACGCATGAGCAAACGTTATAGAGCGGACCTGCTTGAGACTGTGAATGATCCTGTGTTCCGTTATGGTATAGCAGAAGCTGAATACTTCCACAAGAACATTGAGAAGAGCCGTACACGCACAAACATCATGAACAACGAACAGTTCAGCGAGAAGGTAAACACACCTAGCTACCTATCGCCAGCTTCAGAATCTTACTGGAGCATGTAAGAAAAAGGTTGACACTATAGCGCTCACGTGCTATAGTGTATATATAAACAGACATTAGGAGGGCTCCATGTCAACAGAATTACGCAACGTACCAGACTGCACATTCCAAAACGAATTGACTCAGACTCGCTTCTGGGGTGGCAAGGATCGAATGACTTGCGTTCAGGTTACCCAGCGCCGTCCAAAAGAAGAAGGTCGTCGTGGTCCTGTAGATGAACACTTCAACCACTTGTCATTGACACGTCATCAAGCTCGTATGTTGGCAACAGAATTGTTGCTGTTCGCAGAAGGCCGTGAAGTGGAGGAAGTATAATGAAGATTGGTGCAGATGATCTAATCAACCAAATCGCAGATACACTCTGTGAGGTTGATGTAGACTTCCTATGTGAAGTTGCCAACAAGGTGCTTGCTGCTCGTCATACACCCGCTGGCGAAGATGAACATGGTTACGATCTAATTCAACAGGAGACTGTGTAATGTATCTAGTCAAAGAATATCTCACCGGCAAGACCGTTGCTATAACAAGTCGCAAAAAAGATGCACTGGCTATGATCCAAGTGCGAACCAGAGCAGATGAACCTGCTCTCATCATTGAGGAAACATCATGCTGAAATTCTCACCTGCTCAACAACAGAAAATCATGTATCGTCTACGCTGTGTCGCAGAGAAAGATCCCAGCGATACAGTTGCCAATGCTGCCAGTCAGCTTGCATACGAACTAGAAGCTGCAAGTCGCATCAATCGTCTAACTGATGTAGACAAAGATTTGATCCGATATGCACATCGTTGCAACTATACTCCTACTAGAGGTAGAGTGTAAGAAAAAGGTTGACAGTATACGGCACATGTCGTATACTGTATGTACATTAACAAACATAGAGGGCACTATGAAAAACTTACAGCACTACATTGATAACCGCAACAGCTGGAACAGCTTCTTCCCTGGTTCAACCACAATCACATTCCCACTGGATCAGAAGACAGTAGATGATCTAGCACGTAGCCTAGACGGCGACTTGAGCCCTGAGAACCTACACTGCGATGGTGAGATCTCAGCTACACAAGCACAGAACAAGTACAACTACTATGGCAGAGTGATCAAGGACTTGGATCGTTACTGTGTGAACCAGTCACTGACAATGCCAAAAATCTACGAATATTATTAATAAACTGGTTGACAGTATACGGCACATGTCGTATACTGTTTGTACAAGTTAAACATATATGAGGGCATCATAACATGACTACTATTAATACTTCAACTGTCGACATCAACGAATACACTGTAGAAGACATCAAGCGTATCAACGCTGCCGCAATGCAACACGCAGCTGACGCAGCTCAAGCACACATTGATGAGTATGGTGAGCAATGGTACTGTGGCTTTGCTTGGGTCAACATCTGGGGCATCAAAGGCAATACCAAACTAGGTCGTCGTATGAAGGCAGCAGGCTTCATCAAAGACTACACTGGAAGCTACAGCATATGGAACCCAAGTGGACTAGGTACACAATGCATGAGCACCAAGGAAGCAGGCGCACAGGCAGCAGCCAAGGTGTTCAAAGCAGCAGGCTTCAAGTGTAGTGCAGGCTCACGTGCAGACTAATAGCGCACTAGGGCGCTGTTGAGTTACGTAAGGTAACAGACTATCCTAGACTACAAACAGAGTGGGAGGCATATAGAAATATATGTCTCCTTTTTCATTACTGAACATAAGAAAAAAATAAAAAAAATAAAAAAAATATTTTCTCGGGGGGTAGGCGTATAAAAATATTTTTGTTTATAAACAAGCACTTAGCTTAATGGGGTGTAGAAAAGACCACCCGGAAAGCATAAGTACTTCCCTATAATTTTTTGCGCAGCAAATTTTTTACCCTGCAGGACCCATTTCGCCACAGTTAAATACACTATGCGAGCTTATGTGGTAAAACCAGTTCCTGTACCAGTACAAGCACAGTTGCGTGTGTATCTTGGACACAACAACTATCGTTTTGTATTTTACACCTATGGCACCACTAGAGTACACTCACCGCACTATGGTTTATACATATGGGATCGTGTTCCACTGTTGGCAGAACTATACATCAGCGAATACATAGTAACTGCCATTGATTAATCCTCGTCACTGCGAACTGCGTAGCTTGTGAGCTATAGAGCGCAGCGAGATACTCAAGGTTAAATACTGTATGAACCAATACTTTGTAAAAATACATCGTACAGAGCTGGATCCATTCAATTATCCATATCTTGGAAAGGTACAGTATTTCAAGGTAGAGCTAATGCATCATGGTTTTCAATTGGTAGAACATCCAGACTATCCAGGACCGTATAGGGCACGGTTTATAGCGTTGCATTCAAGCAGCAGCAAAATAACTTATGTAGCACTAAAATACACTCATATAAATTTTGAGTATAAATACCTTTGATGCACAGTGCTTACTCACAGTCTGGACAACCTCATAGGATAGCATATAACAGCTATCATTCAGCAGATTAGCTGATACACTGTGCAACTACACATTTCATACAGTACATCACCTATAGCTTGGGAAGCATCAACAGCTGGTTGGGTATTGCACCTTTATCTTCATCATCGCGTACATTGTTATCAAAGTAGTGATTGCACCATTGAATTTGAGAGTGCAAAGGATAGAAATTTTGCTGCTCTAGTTATCACTGATGTTGTTAAAATGGTGTAAAATGCTTCTACGCTTCATACGGGGTAGTATGGCGTGTCGTTTGCTACCGTACGACACGGTTGTGTAAAAATTTTTCTTATATACATGTATAGTAGTGTGATACTGATATGTAAAATTTTTGCCGCAAGCTGCTACGCAGCATTAGGCTTTTTTGCGCAGAACCGCAAGCGGCTTTCGGGTACTAGCGATGACGCAACATAAATAGATGCATGAAAAAATTATTAATTTTAAGTTCATTGCTTGTTGCTGGTTGTAATATGAAGCCAGCAGAATCCAGCAACAGTGTGGTCACAGCACAACCTTATTTGGGTCTAGAAGAACGTGTACACAGAGACCAACTACGAGAACTATTGGATGTAGATCCTCTACGCACAGAATGGTGTGCTGCATTTGTCAACAGTGTATTAGAGTTAGATAGCATACCCAATCTAAACGATCAAACCAAGTATCCTCCACTTATGGCAAGAAGTTTTTTATATTGGGGCGAGCGTGTAGAACTTGAAGATATACAACGTGGTGATGTTGTGATATTTCCAAGAGGCAAACAAGGATGGCAAGGGCATGTTGGATTCTATGTTGATACACAGATGCACAACGGTAGAGAGTATTGGATTGTACTAGGTGGCAATCAAAACAACGAAGTAAGATATGACTTTTATTCGCCCAGTCGTGTCATTGGTGTACGTAGACATCCTCTATCGCCAACTGGTTTATTCAGTTCCAAGATTGCTGAGAAATCCTCTTAGTGCTGTACTGTCTGCTTCTGCACGGATCTTACCTACAGTTGCACCGTTGCTAGGATCTTCTTTTTCAACAACTGTGCCACTGTTTCGTTTCAAATTGTTGAGTATGCTGCTGTTGTTGGATGTACCAGTAGAGTTGTAGTTGTTGTCATCTTCGTCTTCGCCTAAGTCTCTAATGCGCAAACTGTCTACATCAAACTCCAAGTCAATCTTTTGTCCAACGCCACTACTACTACGTGTCTTCATCAACTGTATTTGATAGCGTCCACGCTCACGCATTGCTCTACTTGTAAAGATACCAATCAAGTTGTCTGCTGTGTTGATCTTACTAATACCACCTGATATGTGCGAGTGATCAAACTCAATTTCTTCCACAGCACCACGATTCAACTGCGATGCTGTAACAAAGATAGTGTTGAGCTCCATAGCCAAGTTGCGTAGTTCTTCACTTACATACTTGTCTTTGACAAACAAGTTTTCTGCACTAATCTTAACAGCATTTGGATGCATAAGATCCAAGTAGTCAATCAACAATACATCAATCTTCTTGCCTGTTTTGATCTCGTATTCTTTCAAGTATGCTCTAACATCATTGCTGTTCTTGCCTGTGGGCATATACTTGACTTGGAACGCACCTGACTTCTTGCCAATAATCTTAACCTTCATTTCAACATCGTCAATGCTTTTGAACACATCACGACTTGGAATCTCAGTTGTCATACTATCTACACGCATACTAACCAACGCTTCACTAAGCTCAAATGTCAAGTACATAACATTCAATCCTTGCAAACACCAGTTCACACCCATATTAGCCAAGAACAAACTCTTACCACTACCACTACCACCTGCAAAGATATTCAGCTCGCCTCTGTTGAATCCGCCAAACAGTTTCTTGTCTAGTGCCGGCCAGCCTGTGCTGATCTGTCCGTTTTTGTCTTTGATGCTTTCTAGTCTGCCTCTAGGATCCGCAAAGTAATCTGTACCCAAG